TAATAGTTTCTTCTTCTTCGTAGAATGGGACACCACCAACAATAGGGTTGTAAAATCCTTTTTTTCTATCCTCTATAAAACGTTCTTGAGATTTTCTTAAATCCGCTTCTTTTGGAAAAACTCCAGTTTCAATAACCTTAATCCCTTCTTCTGGAGGAAGAATGCCAAGCTCCATCATACGAGTGATAACACGCTGAACCTGAGCCGAATCTTTAAGGTCTATAGTTTCAAACTTAGCTTGTGGCACATCTCTAAAACCGAAATCCTTACATAATTTTTTTATTTCTGTTTGTAAGAAATCATTAAGAAAAGCCTCTCTCGCTTCATTTAAACGTTGCAAAAACATTTGAGCTTTAATTTCTGTACTAGCAAACTTTTCTTGATTTAAGATTATATTCTGTAAACCTTCTTTAATATCCTGATTAACAACTTCATATTTTTCAGGACCAATAACCTTTTTAAGATCTGGAATAATAAATTCTGCGCTTGTAGTATAATCACTAACCAAAACTCTCCCAACACTCTGATTTTGGAATAAAGTTTGCATTGCTGTGATATTACGAGGATTAACCCCACCTTTATCAGGAGTTGTTCCCATTGTTATCAATAATACAACGTTCTCAATGGTTCGACAGATAGATTGATCTATCTTCTTCATCTCCATCTTAAAATTTATATCATCTAAAACTCCAAAGCCAAAAGGCACAGCAAACGGTTCGTAATCTTGTTTTTTGTAAAAAGAATACCTCAATTTTGTAGGATCTAAGCGGACTTTCATACCATCGGTATAATATCCACCTTTATCTATTTTCTTTTGCATCTCTGTAGTTAACGCCTTATAAAGCTCTTTATCTTCATCTGTTTTCGGGTTTTGAAGGCGCTCCAACTCATACTCACTCAATATTTTTTCATACAACCCGTTTTCAAAAGATGTAGATCTTTTCGCCGCCATATCAAAAGGATTCAAAAGGATATATTTAATTGGCAGCTTATTGACCTGACCAATCAAACCAATATTTCTAAGTTTCGTAAAATCTTCTAAATTAAACTTTCCATCAATAGTATAAAGAAATACATTACCACTACGATAATACTCCCTAAAAAACTGATCTTTTAAATTCCAAATTTTAATCTTCTTTAACCAAGCATTAATAAATGTTCTAGATCTTGCGCTGCCACCTTCTAAGTACAAAGTGGAATTAGCAAAATCCGACATCATATCAACAGAATTTCTAAAAATAGCGATATTGCAATAAGCTTTTTGGCACAGCTCTATAGCATCCCTGACATTAACGCCATCAATACCATAATTATATGGCGACATACCATTTCTAATATTCGCATATGGAAAAATTTTAGGACCTATAGCTGCGTTATTTCTTCTTGATGCCACTTCATTACCGTTAACAGATGTTCTACTGTAAGCTTTAGATTCGTAAGCATAAAAAGGCTCTCCTACCAATTGAGGCTCATATTGGTTAGCCTGCTGGTTAGCGTTAGCCTCAAACATATCTGACAATGGTTGACCTTTATGGGTGTTGAATTTATCCCAGTAGTCAGATCGTTTTGTATATTTTCTTTTTGACATCTTATAATATTACACAAAGTTGAATAAAAGTTCCTTATAAAGTATAATAAAAGTTAAAATGTAACTTTCAACTAATTAATAAACATAGGAGTAAAAGTTTCGAAAGCATCTTCTATCCCTTTATCATTTGAATCAAAATGTATCTTTGCCATCCAGTTTCCTAACACAAGAGCAGAATACGAATCTTTTCTAGCTTTATCTGGGCCAGTTTGCCTTCTTAAATTAGGAGGCAAATCAAATGTTTGGGTACCTTGGGCTGTCGTAGTTATTTGAACTAAAGCGCACTCATTCTTAGTTAAATCTAACATGTCAGATTGATGCTCAATAAAATCTATCATTTTTGCAGATGCTGACTGTTTAGATTCATCAGATGTTCTTAAAAACTTTAATTTATCAATAGGTATACTTTTATTTCTTTGCTTACTGTAGGCTTCATCTATAGCTCTAGAAGCAAAAAATATACGTCTATGCTCAAAGTTCGCCTGCAGTAATTCATTTGCCTGCCTGATCCATTTGCTGGTTGGCTTTCTCAAATAAACAATTTTATCATCTGAATTGTTATACTCCACCTTGAATTTACGTAAATCCGACTGGTAATCTTCGGGATTATCGAATGACACATCAATTGTTTTAAGTTTTTTATCTTTTGATTGAAAAGTTTCACTTTCATTACATGCTTGTATAAATTGTACCCCTCCATTGTAATCACCAACTACTTGAACTATATTAAAATTATCTAAACAATATTTAAAATAAAATATATGATGCTTTAAAGATGTTCCTGATAAAGCATAACTATGAACCACAGTTGCTTTTTTTTCTTCATCGTGTATTTTTAAAATTTGTATAGCAAAATCATCTGAACCCTCTGTTTGAGACCAAGAAGGATCGAATGCTAAAATATATTTAGCTCCCGCATCTCCTTTTACTTCCACAGACGGATAGTCGCCCTCAGACACTGTGCACAAGGCCATTTTGCTAGTCTTGAAGTAACCAGAGCTATCATCGGTGAAAACAGCTCCAAACTCTCTATCAAACTGAGATTGACTCATTGTAGCTTTAGCTTGATTAACAAGGTTTTGATCGTATAATTGATTAGGAGCACAATCATAACCAAATTGCATAATGCACCGAGAAGCTTTATCTCTTTTGTTTTCCTGAGTTATTAAAAAATCGAACTGATTATAAAGTTTATATAAATATTCGAATTTGTAAGATGCAGAAGATAAAGCTATCAATTTATTGTTAGGCCATATAAAACGATCCTCTTCTTTCATTTTACCTTGCTCTATAAGCATGCTTTCTAGACCATGAACCTCTTGCCTTTGAGTAGGATTTTCAACCACAGATAAGAACGGGACTATAACCTCATTATAAATCCTTTCTGGCATCAATAAAAACTCATCAATAATAATTCTTTGAAAACGAAAACCTCGCAATTTTTCACCGTCACCTAAAGGTAAAGCTCGTATTCTACTTCTACCAATTTCCATCAACCACTCATCGTTACCTTTTGAAACTTTAGTAATACACTGTTTAAAAAAAGCTGCTTCAGGTTTAGCGGCAATATCCTCTATTTTTTTAAAAATCATTTTAGACTGCCTAAAAGATTTTGAGATTATACCTATTTCTACCCCTTGGTTTAATAACGCATCTAATGCAGCATAAATACCCGTAGAAAAAGATTTTGACATTCCACGACTCCAAACACCTAAAAAATAATCAGTCTCAAACATAGACTTTACGGCCATATGCTGAAACGGAAATAACTTAATTCCAAATATTAAATCTGCAGCGAAAGAAACATTACCTCTTAAAAATTCATAAAGAGCAAGTTTTGATTCATGCTCTTCTAAAAAACCTTCTAAAGATAATAATTCTTCGTTAGTCCTTATTTTTGACGGCGGTCTATTTTGATTTCCTTTTTGCCAACTCATGGTCTATAAAATATTGAAGGTCCGACCCCCATAAATCTTTTCCGTAATATAATATGCGTGGAATCAAGAATTTTGAATTTTTTCTTCCTCCCGTGAAAATAAACTGGCATCTTCTAGGGAAATCATACATAATATCTCGCATATTTTTTAATATGTAATCTATACTAGCTTTGCGTTTAAAGTATTTTTGTTCCGCTATAATTTTATCTAAAGAAGATTCTACCACTACAAACATGTATGCGTCCATGTCTTGCGTTAACTGAATCTCTCTTCTAAACCTATCTAGATTAGCTGTTGTTAAAGTTCCACAGAAATCATTTGAAGATTTTCTGTCTACAAATGTATAACTATAATGATCACCTAACAAAGTGTAGTCTCCAAAAGATAATTTGTGTTTTTTTGTGTTAAATTTAAAATCTAAAGGTTTTTGTTCTCTAGTATCTATTGCTATTTCTATATCTTTAGGCAAATCTCCATCGAAAAAATCTAACGGAATATTTTTGTCAAACATTAAATCTAAATCGCATGATTTAGCGAAATGAGAGTAACTGCCAAACATCTTTTTTATAATATCTAGTTTAGGCAAAAAGCAGTGCTCAAGCTCCAAATGGAAAGGTAAAAAATTTCTTTTTTTATCATAAACCCTTCTAAGTATTTTGGATTGAATGTATTCTTGAGCATCTAAAGGGTCTAGTTGTTCAAGCCACTTATTCATTTGAATTCTATTTGTAAAATCTTTATTAAAATAACTCTCGACATCTTTAAAAGGTAAAAGGTCTCCAGTTAATAAATTTTTACGAGCATAAAACTTAACATAATATTCTGCCAAATGCATATCATGTTGCTTGATATGTTTGTGTAAAGATCCTAATTTTGCAAAAGGCTTATCGCAAACTTTGCAGCTTAATTCATATTGCATCATTTTTACTTATACCTAAAACTCTAGCTTTCCAATCCGACATTTGCTCCAGCCTATCCGCTTCCTCATAAACAACTTTCTTTTGCATATCTGCCATCTGAATCATTAGTTTCCTTTCTTGTTCATCTTGAAACAATTGAACTAAAGAAATGATTGAGGCATTTCGTTGATGTTGATTTTGAATCCTTTTAGAGCGTTCTCCATTTAACTTAGCAAGCATTTTATCTATACGATTTGTACATTGATTATATTCTTCAGCTTTAGTTTTTAACATCTCTGTTAGTCTCATAGTTAAATCGTTTTGCCCTTCAGTCTCGTCAAACATTTGATTCAATTTTTGTTTTTGGATTTCTATTTCTCTAAGGTTAACATAATCCATACAAACATTAATATACAAATTTAACTCGTCTGATGTTAAGTCTGGCTTATCCCAAGAGCTACGAATATATTCGCTTTCAAATAAATCTCTAGCTTCTTTAGTAATATAAGAATTGATAACCTGTATAAATCTTGGCGCAGAAAGATATGTTAAAAGCCTCTCCAAACATTTTCTATCTTGTATGGATATTTTTTCTATATCAAATTCTTTCATGATAATTTTGTTTATCCTCCTTATCAATGTAGTCAAAGCTCTTGGTGGAGAATATTTTTCCGCTACGACTTCATCTCTTAAATTTATTTGATCAAATTCACTATTAATAAATTCTGACATTAAAACAAATTTTTGACTTTCAAAAAACTTTCTACGTTTAGATTCTTCTGGCCAAATTATTTTAGCAACTTCTTTTTTTGTTAAATCTGGAGTATAGTGTCTTTTTATAAACTCTTGCTCCTCTAACGATAAAAAAGGTTTAGCGTCAGATTTTTCAGCATAATCAGAATGCGTTGTTGTTTTTATTGTCGGTTGAGGTGGTAAAGGTGAAGTTTTTATTTTTTTTTCTTTTACTTTTGTTCTATACTTTAAGCCTTGTTCTATCCAGAATTCTCGTATCGCTCTCCCCCTACTAGTAGTGCCTTTTTCATCTGGGCTATTCCACAACTCTCTAATAACTTTGATCAAATTTCCATCATGTTTTTTAAATAAGTCTAGACTTTTCTGCTTTTCTTCTTTAGAAAGTCGATAATGCGATGCCATTTGGTTATTCATAAAAATATATCATTTCTTTCTAATAGTTGTTTAGCTATTTTTTTGTAAAGATTCTTTAAATTTTTTATTTGTTTGTATCCAGCTTTTCTGCCTTTTTCTGTCGTTTTATAACCTAAAGTCATAGCTATAACCTCTTCATCTAAATGATCTACGAATAACATTTTGTAAATAATATAATGTCTATCATTTAAAAAGTTTCTCATTAAATTGTGCAAGGTTTTTGCTGCGGTTAAAATGCAAGCATGATCAGAAAATGCGGAGCTTTTTTTGTAAGAAGAGTTTTCTAGGGGAACGGGGACTTTAATATCGTATGCGTTTTTTTTGCTTTTTTCCCACTTCGCATAATCTGGGCACTCAGAGTTTTGCATACCGCTAGACGTAAACCCACACAAACTATGATCAGACTCAGAATAAGACTGATTATACTTGCAGTTTAAACACGGCCTTGCGAAATTTGAATAATTATTTCGCAGAATATTTTTCATCTGATTAGAGATGATTTTATTTATCCATGGTTCTATAGGCCTAGATTGGTCCCATTGCCCCCATTTTTTAAAAATATGAATTCGTATCATCTGGGATACATCTTCAAAATCTAACCAAGCTAAAGCATTTAAATGCCACTTGTAAAATCTTTTTCTAATTTCGTTATCAACAACACCCGTTTTATCTTCGTATGTGTAAAGCTTATCCCCCATCAATATTATTAGGACGGCTAGATCCGCATTCAGAAGTAGATTCTTCCTCAAAAATCTTTTTAGACATTTTTTTGTAACCTTTGATTTTTTTATCGTTATAGTTAAGTTCTCTCGGATTCATCGGGTTACTTAAAACATCTCCTAAAGTAACCTGATTACTACTATAATCTACATCATAATCTAATTTAGAAATGTTGCGAAATGATTCGCTTTCTTCCTCAAGTCCTACATGTTTAGATTCAAGAGAACTAACTTTAGCCCTAGAGATTGATGAACCAATAGAATTACCACACGATTGACAAAACTTAGGTTTATTGAGCGTATACAAATTTTTGCTCCCACATTCTGTACAAAATAAACTAGCCATACTCTTAATATTATTTTTAATTATTTTAGTTTTTCAAGTTTAGTTATGATAAACTTAAGTATTTCACTTCTTAAAATATCTTCTTTGCCAAAATTAAAGACATGTATACCATTCTTTTTAGAATCTTCGTCATCGAAATTTTTAGCTATTTCATTTAAGCCGCTTTTACCATTTATATCTGATTGCATCAAATCTCCACAAATAAAATATTTAGCATTTTCGCCTATACGAGTTATTAATGTGATTAATTCTTTTTTTGTAAAGTTTTGAGCTTCATCAGCTAATACAATCTTATCCCTCCAGCTTGCTCCACGCAAATAATTAATAGGAGCACAACTAACTATCCCCTCATCAAATAACATCTTAATTCTATCTTCTTTAATTAGTTCTTTAAGTTTTTCTTCTAAAGGCATAGCAAAAGGATTAAATTTTTCATTCATATCTCCCGGCAAATGACCTAAACTTCTTTCCGCACTTTCAGCTATAGTTCGAACATAAAAAATATCGTATAGATTGTCCATATTGAACAATTGCAATGCTGCATAAGTAGCTATAAAAGTTTTGCTGCTACCAGCAGGACCTAAAACAAAAATCATCTTAGTATTCTTATCAAAAGCTATTTTTAAAAATTCTTTTTGTTTTTTTGATAATTCGAACTTATTTAATGCCAATTTATATTTATTCTGGAATTCCAGAACCGTAGCCTCAGACTCTTGCTCCACCTTTTTACGTTTGGTCATATTTTTATATATATTACACTTGACATAAAGATTTTACACTTTATTATTATAATATATGATATTTCATGTGTTATCTATCCCAATGTATCCTACTCAAAAGGAGATAACTTTATGTGCTTTCGTTCAAAAGGTATATAAGTTTTGCAAAGAAATGACACAAAGAGGTCATACAGTTTATCATTATGGCCACCCTGAATCAAATGTGCCTTGCACTAAACATTTTGATGTTATAGACGCCAAAACCTACAATGAAGATTATGGAGGTAACACTTGGAAAGAGATGTACGGCCAAAATACTCAAAATGAAACTCACAAAAAATTCAATATTAATTCTGCTAAAATTATAAACAAAAATATAAATGACACAGATTTTGTTTTAGCTTTTTGGGGCTTTGGTCATAAAGACTGTTGCGATCAAATAAAAAAAGGGTTCATAGTAGAAGCCAGCATAGGCTATGACTCTGATTTTGCAGCGAATAGGGTTTTTGAATCTTATGCTCAACTGCACAGAATCATAGGTACTAAAAAAACCCCAACTTTTGCCGATGTCGTTATCCCCCCGGGATTCGAAAAAGACGATTTTATTTTTTCAGACAAAAAAGAAGATTATTTTTTATATTTAGGACGCATGGTAGATTGTAAAGGTGTTCAGATAGCACAGCAAATAGCCCAGTCAACTAAAACAAAAATAAAATTTGTAGGGCCTCAAAATCAAAAAAATAAACTAAATAAGCAATGCCCATATTCTGAATTTATTCACACGGTGAGCTATGAAGAACGAGCAAAACTTCTCTCAAAAGCTAAAGCCTTACTTATGCCTTCTTTATATGCTGAACCATGCGGATGGACTATGATAGAAGCGTTTTTTTCTGGAACCCCAGTTATATCTACTGACTGGGGAGGTATGAGTGAATATAATATACAAAACACTACAGGCGTCAGATGTCGCAGCGCAAGCGAATTTTATTTTGCAACTCAAATATGCGAGAATTTAAACCCTTCGTTATGCAGATCCTATGCAGAACAATATTTTTCATTAGAAAGTATGGGCGATAAATATGAGAATTATTTTAATTTACTCTTGCACGGATTCGAAAAAATACACACAAATTTTAAATATACAGCTTTTAGTAATCCAATTTTTAAAAAAGTAGTGTAATTTATTACAAAGTTAATTAATATAAATATATGTCACATCAAGATTTTTCAGGCGATTATACCTACAATTTTGTCAGATTAGACCCAGAATGGAACAATTCTTTAAAAACTGGGATCTCATCTTTAGTAATAGGCTTAACATGCACTTATAGTGGAACAGACTCCTATGGCTGCGAATGCATAGAGTCTCAATATGTAGATGGGTCAACAGGTTTTAGCCCATTGATCACTTCAGATTATTTGTCAGGGAATATAGAAGAAATTTCTAATTCTTACGCTTCTGGCAATAACTGGTGGTATTCCTTAAAATCTAGCGTTTCCGGCAGGATTGATCACCCTGTTACAGATACGACTTTCCCTTTTCCAGAAAGCGGCAATCCAGTCCCTCACCCTCCAGAAGACTGATCTTCTGAAAAATGATTATAGAATAAATAAGGGCTTTTAGCATAAGTCATATCTATATCCTCCGAAGACAACTGATCTTTAAAGATCTTAAACTTCGGGGGATTTTTTTTATCATAAGGTTTTATAAAATCAGCATTATGCCATCTTAGCAAATTGTTTGGCTGAACACACATGTTTCCATCATCTAAATCAATAAAATGGTAACATTTAGTATCTTGATCATTTGCATAGCCTACATTTAACTCGTTCAGATCCCCTTCATAATCATCAATAGTAAAAATATATTTACCGCTTCTGTATTTTTTATCGCGACAAAAGACATCAACTCTTTTATTTTGTAAAAACGAAAATGTCGTAACAGCGATATTATTAGCCTGACAATCCCAAGTTTGCAAAATAGATAAACGTTTTTCTTCGTCTTCTGATATTTTATCATATTTTTCGTCGCTAGCAAAAGCTGATATCGGCATTTGCCAAAAAATAGCACCCAAACAAGATTGAAAATGAAAATGTAAAGGCCTATTTATCATAGACTTAACACCAAATATATAACCTTCAGTTAACCCCTCATCATCATTGTCAAAAATATAAGAATTTCTAATAAAACACTCTATATAGGGGGTATTTGCGTTTAATTGTGCCATATATATATTCTACACAAAAAACTCTTATTCAAATAAAAGCTTGAAAAAAAAAATAATGAGTGTAATATATGTGACATATGAACAAATTCATACTATCATTATTAAGTATTGTTGTGTCAGCTAGTATCGTGGCTGACGGAGAATCAAAACTCAAAGCTAGTGTTAATGCTGGATACACTTCAAACTATATCGTAAACGGATTAGCTAAAACAGGCTCTCAGGCCTTCGCTGGAGTTGATATCGGCACTGAATATTCTGGCATCAACACTTACGTTGGAGCTGTCGTTTTAGACGCTGGATCAGGGCTTGACGAATTGCATGCAAACGTTGGGGCAGGAAAAGCTATTAACCTATTCGAAAGTTTTTCTTTAAGAGGCGATGCTCAAATTTTTCAGCATCAAGTCGCAGCAGGAGCAAATTCCACAGAAGGCAGATTGACTCTAGCCTTAAACAATAAATACATCACTCCTTATGTAGTTGGCACTTATGATTTAGACGTAGCTAACACAGGGTATTCCCAAAAGGGTTATATTGTTGGGTTAAAGAAGAGCTTTGATGTATTTGGGGTTTTTAATTTAACCCCCTCTGTTGAATATGGCCAGATGACTGACTACGAAACTGCTAGCGTAAAACTAGACGCATCAAAGATGCTATGGGATAAATTAGAAGTTTTTGGTCAAGTTGGTTGGTTTGATAATAACTTTGATGTTGTTAATTATAACTTCGCAACAGAACAGTTTGTGGGAGACGTAGCTGCTTCTGCTGGTGTTCGATGGAATTTCTAATTAGAAATAAGTAAAACTATAAAGCGGTCACTGCGTAGCGGGGGCCGCTTTTTTAGTAATCGCATTCGCACTTGCGTCCCCGCCCTTTTTTGTCTGATGCATATTTTACCCCCATGATAGTACCAACAATACTAAAACTATTGGTAAGCAAAATGCTAAACATGTTACTCCAAGAAGACTCTACGGTTTTATTTTCAATACCGAATATTAAAGTAGCAGCAAAAAGAATGGAAGTTATCACTCCAACGCCACAAATAACCCATAAAGCAACTTTTACAATACTACCCACTAATTCATATTGAATTCTTTTTTGAAGAACGTCTAAGTCATTCTCCACAGTCTGCTTTGCTTTTTCAGAAGCTTCTAAAGCTAATTTAAGATCTTTATTTAATTTTTCGTTATGAGCTTTCCATTCAGTAAGTTCTTTATTTTGTTGCTGAATGGTTTTTGTTATTTCAAGACGTTTTCTACGATTTTCTTTATCTCTACTGATACAATCTTGAATATAGCTGCTAAAATCTGTACTAGACTGTGAGACTATTAATTTAGAGATATTACCCTCCAAAAATATATTTTTTTCGGCGGCTAATTTTATTAATTGCTTTTCTATTTCATTGTTTAATGTTATCATCGATACACCTTGAAGGGCGCAGTGCGCTCCTTATACCCCTCGAAATCTTTAACAAATTCCTCTAATCTGGGTTCAATTTCATCTGATTTGATAATCCAAAATTGAGCTCCAGCTTTTACAGCTTTGGCTTGTTCCTTCTCGTCATTAGAACTTGATATGATTCCTATAACAACTCCATCACCATGAACGAAGTTGATTCTCCTACATAACTCTATACCGTCAAAACTGCTACCAATAATATTGAGATCAACAAAAATGCAATCAGGTTTAGTTTTATTTTGTTTCACTAATGATTCAAAATGTTTTTCTGCTGCATCAGCGTTATCTATAGACATTAAATTTAAAGTAATATCTAGCAGACTACATGCATCTTCAAAAACTAAATGAAATAAATTTTCATCATCTACTAATAATATTGACTCAATCACATCCACTATTGTAAAATATACACCAAATATTTAACTGAGAGACTAACCCTTTGTATTTTTTGATTCGGTTATATCTTTGTTGTAATCGGTAATATCTCCTAAATTTATTTTGAACCTAGTGCCCGAATATGGTTCCGGTAACTTTTCGCATGAGACTTTAAAATTATGCTGTTTCAATATCTCTACGCAAATATTTAAACCCAACCCCGATCCAGTTTCTTTTTGACCTTTTTTTCTAGTATAAGCACCCATTAATTCTTCAAACCCCTTTTGATTTAAACCTCTTCCGTTGTCTTCTACAAACAAATCATGAGTGCTTTTACTGTAAAATATTTCAACCTTTTTGCTAGCAGAATCGTTATACTTAAGGCCATTTCTTATTAAATTATCAATAGCTGTACAAAATAAAGATTCATTGACTTTTAGTTTAGGTAAATCATTTATTAAAACTTGATCTTTATAAGCTGTATTGACTAGATAATCATTCAATATAACCTTTAAATCATATTGTTTTTTATCTAGGATCGCTTCAGGTTTTACTAAATTAGTAAACTCGTAAACACCTTTGTAAACCTTTTGTGTATGACGCAAACCTTCCTCTATCATTTTTAAAGGAGTTTGCAACCTTAAATCATTTATAATTTTATCATTTAATCTTCTTTTTAAAGATGATACTCCTCTAGGTATGTAAGTATTTATTCCGCTATGCATATCATGACGCAATATTTTTGCAGCATGCTCTAGGTATGAATTCTTACTATTTATCTCGTTTTGCTGAAGAATTAAATCGGTTATATCATGCCTTACACTAATAAAGCCCTTTAGTTGCCCATCTAAATCAAGCTCTGCTTGAATCCAAGATTTAACGTAATACAATGATCCATCTTTAGATTTGTTAATTACGCACGGGTGATACCATATCTTTTTTTCTTTAATAACTGTTTTGTACATATCTTGCCATATTTTTTTAGGATGATAGCCTGAATTTACAACGTTATGATTTTTACCTATAACCTCTTGCAAAGTATAACCTGCTACTTTTAAAAACTTATCGTTTGCATAGGTTATGTTCCCCTTAGAATCAGTTTTACTGATTAAGCAAGTTGCTTCTAAAAGGTTATCTTTTAAAATTAATTCGCTTAACGTTTTTTGTTGTTGATTTTTTTGTTTTTTTACTTGTCTTCGATAACACCCAGAACACACTAATTTAAAATAATGCCATAAACTCTTTCCACTAGTAAATATATTTCTTAGCATAAAAATAAATACACTAAATTAGAAAAAAACGCTTAATAAGTGTAATATACAATAAGATATGGCTCAAAGATTCGGTGGAAAAATAGTTACTGATGGGTTAGTATTGTGTTTGGATGCACATGATGCTAAGTCGTATGCTGGTGAACCT